TCTCTAATTGATTTGCCTGGGTTAATCATGTTACAAAGTTAAGATATCTTTTATATCTTGAATGATAATCGGTTTTTGTTCAAAGAATGCAGGGAACAAATATGGGTTAGCTTTCATTGAAATATTAAGACGGTTTGGCTTCTTAAATTGTATTGCGTAATCTTCAACGCCGGCAGGAATCTTAACCGCTCCGCCTGTGCCGAATTCAACGTAAGCGGCATAAGGCATTGTTGCCACAACTTCATAGTTGTTGATCCCTTTTGCCACAACTCCAATAGATTGGTATAAATCGGTAATATCATTTTGAGCTGCATAAGCCTTCTCCAAAGGTTTTTGATAATCATTAGGATTGTAGTTTACACCTTGTAAGTTTTGCTTTGCCAACGTTGCAATATTTTGAGCAGAAACCTCGAGTATTGAATCCACGTCTTTTGCTGCATCCGTTTGCAAGTTTTTAAACTTCTCCTTTAGTTCCTTTAATCCGTCAAACGATATAAATATGCCGGGTGATATTGCCATTTTATATTACAATTTGTTTGTAAAAGTCTGCAGACAATTTAGGAAAATCAACTAATGATGTATTCTCATTGCTAAAATCTAAACCACGATTTTGATAATTCCATGCTACCAACTTTAGAATATCAATTTTGAAGTCTGCAGGCATTGAGCTGAATCCGCACGTTAATGATATTTTATATCTGCCCGAATCGTCAATGACTAATGAGTTTCTAAACAAATAATATCCAGTATCAGCCACAAATGCTGAACCATTCCAACGTTGAAAAGATAGGATTGAGCCAATAGGCAAAGGCAAATAGTAGGATTCAGTATAATCCAAATCCGCAATGATTTCAATGGTTTTTACACCCAGTGCATAGTTAGTTAGGTTTTCAATATAAATTCTTGCCGCCTTAATTAATGAAGCTATCAAAGTGTCATCTTCGCTAAATGATATTTTGAGCCATAGTTTAGCATCTTCAACGCTTACGAGTTCCGTTACTATGTCTGTTGTTACTGTTTTACTTATTAGGATATTCATGTACTTTTAATTTTAGCCATTCGTTAAATTGTGCAAGTTCAGTTACCGGGTCTAATTCACGGCTGCGGATTCTGCTATCTTTACTTTTGCGAAGATACAATTTTTGATTGTCAAGTGCTTCAATTGCTAAAGCGTACGCTTCAGCCGTACGTTCAACATACACTCCAGCTTTGCCGCAATTCTCAGCAAGTCCGCCTGTTTCGGTACATATTACAGGAATCCCCGAACACAATGCTTCCGTAGCCGTCCGCCCCCAAGATTCGTAAAGAGACGGCATTATAAGCAATCTTGTTTTTTTATAAACTTCCCGAATGTCTATTTGTTTGTCTAATATAGTTACGTTTGGCAGCCGCTTTATAATTTGCTCATCATAACTGCCTTTAACGCCTAAAAACTTTTTATGCGGCAAAAGTTCCGCAATTTCGTAAAGTAGATTTCCGCCTTTGTTTTCGTTTAAATTGATTAAGGTTATGTATTCATTCTCAATTGGATTTGCAACACAATCGTAATATCTAAAGTCGCACGGCGGATGAAGTATAATTGAATCGTGATTATAGTTAAGTCTACTTTTTGCCCAATTTGAATTATAAATTATGCACTGTGGCTTTTCCGCTTGTACAATTTCTTCGTATATGTGAGTGTTGTGAATTAAGTGAAATAATGGTTTTTTATACATCGCAGCTAAACCAATACTCCATCGTGTATAATCCAAATGAGTAAACATTGCATTACTCCAATCAACTAACTTTTCTAATAATATTTGGTCAGGCGGGAATACATCAATGTCATCAAATATGTAATGATTTTTAATTTTATAATGGTTTGCTTGATGAAGCAACACCCTTACATCATGTCCATAACTTTTGCAAGATTTGTTTAAAGCGTGAATCATAAATTCCGCTCCGCAAAGGTGCTGAGGTGGGTATAGGTGGATTGAATTTAGTATGTTCATTTTTATGGTTTTATAAATTCCATTACTATTTGAGAGTTTCCATATTTATCAACTTCTCCGTCATTAACTATGTAGAAGTCTTTAAAATCGTGGATAGTCCATTTTGATTTGTGAACCTCAAGTTCATTGCCATACACCGCCCCTTGTTCAATCCATTCTGCAGGCGTACTAATTACCAACACGCCGCCCGACTGCAAGGCATCTTTTAACTTTTTTACAAAAAACCATCCTTCAGCTTTTGTAAAGTGTTCGATCACGTCGCTTAATACAATCATGTTGTATTTATGCTCAGGCTGCCACGTTATAAGGTTTGCAATCTCTACATTATCATAGTTACCCCATAACTTATTTCGATAAGCAGCAAAACCTTCTACACCGTGAATCGTTGTTTTGTGTTCGCTATCGTCAACCCAATTGCGAACGGCTGCGGCAAGAATACCCTTTCCAATTCCGCAATCTAATAACATTTTAGGTTTGTTAATGATTGCTATTTTTATAATGTCCGTAAATGCTGAGTAGTTCCCTATTGGCATATTTATTATTTAAACGTTACAAATTCTCCTTTGTAGCTTACCGTAAGTTTAAACGGTTTGCCGCAATCGCAATTTACCTTAGTAATCCAACTTTTATTTCTATTGATTTTATCAAAGTACTTACATTCATTATCATAATGTATTTTTTGGCAATGTGGGCAAGTGAAATCATATCTTGCAAAATCAATAAAGAAATGTTTAAATGCTATCATACTGTATTTTTTAGCACGAAAAAAGAGGGCTTATGCCCCCTTTAATCTTAAATGTTATACTTACGAAGCTGAACCGTAAACGGCTGCTGTTGGTTGAAAAGACAAAAGTTGTACTCTTGCTTCACAACGGTAAGTAATCAAGTTCTTAATGAAATCGTCTTGATCGGTTTCGGTTGTTCTAACTGCTAAACCACTTGCTTGAGCAATTCCAAATGCGTTACTATTCATAACGTAAATCTTACCTGAAGGAATTTGTGAATGTGGAATTAATGGAATGCCCATTATTCGTGTTTCACCACTTGCCCCGATTGTTACGCCACCTGGAACGCTGAAAGATGAACCGCTTCCGTTAGTAGTTTTCAATACTGATGCCCAAACTGCGTGAGTTGTTAAAATCATGTCCGGCATTCCCAAACCTAATGCCAAATGCTGTGCTACATAATCAACGATTCTCGCTGCAACGATTGATTCAGAAGTTGAGCCAGTAGTCGCACTTGCTGTGATTGATGCCATTGCACTGTTGTTGAATTGGCGATTCCAATCCTCAATCAATGAAGATGACAAATAAGCCTGTAAGAATGGTAAATCCTGCAACATTTGTCTTGATACCTTAGCATAACCGGCAAGGAATGGAACGCTTACATTCACCATTGTTACATCATAATCCACTTGATTCTTTGCAGAACCTTCAGTTTGAGAACCGAAAGAACCTTCACCAACACTTGTATTTCCACGTGGGAAAGTTACGTTACCGGTAGCAGTCGGAATGATGCGGAAGACTTCGTACAACTTAGGATTGTAGAAGCTGCGTAAAATTGGTGATTCAACGTAACTTACTTGAGAAGTTCCTGTCAAATTGTTGCCCAATGTCATAACAGCTACAGCCTTACTGATGAAAGGATTTTCATTCTTAATGTTTTCATAGTTAACATTAATAATGTCAACGATTTCGTTTTTCATATAGTCAAAACGTGAACCATTGAACTGTTTTACAGTTTCTGCCTTCAATTTGCCATTTGCTGCAATAAGTCCGTTTACCTGCTCTTTTAATTCTACTAAAGATGCGTTTTTCTTTGCAAAATCTTCGTTCAATTGTGCCACTTGTGCTGAGTGCTTTGCGTCAATTTCTTTCAAGCCTGTTTGTAAGGCTTCAATTACTTGGTCTGCCATTGTTTAAATGTTTTATTAATTTCTAAAATTAAATTACTATTGTCAATTTCTGCCTTCACTTCTGGCAAGTTAACCGCTTCCGCAAGTTTACCGCTATCATTGAGTTGAGCATAAAGTTGTTTAATGTGGATAAGGCAAAGTTCTATCGTTTCATCGCTTACGGTAGTTTTACGTATAAATTGTTCAAAACTTTTTAAACGCTCCGCAATTGTTTCGTTGCTTAAACATTTGATTGAAACTAACGGAGTGTTTGGATTCGCTCCCCA